TGTTTGGATTGTCAGCAGTTGCTCCAGTCACAGTAGAAAAGTTAACTGTGACCGGGATTATAGTTGGAAACGTTACAGTAGATGTAACGTTTGCAATATCCATCATGGGAGGAGGTCCTACCATGAAATAGAAGTTAAAGTCATCCCCTGCCGCCTCGAATAAATTCGGGGTAGAAGGGTCGTCAGGACTAGCACCATCGAATATGCGCACGTTAGTCCGAACATCACCCAGCACGGGCGGATCGGAAAAATTTACAACATCACCACGAATGGCTCGATAGAATGGAGTCCTAACCTCAAATGCATTCGATATCATCTGAAGTTGCTCGAACATGGGTTGTCCAAATGATTTCACATAAGGAACAGTTGTAACCACATCCGGAACGTCGTCAAATGACACGAACGCCTGGGCTTTTGCCACAGGTTGAGAGGGGATAATTTTTAAAGAAGAACTACCGTTATAAAAACGGTAGAGAAAAGATACCATATACCATGGAGTAGGAATGACACGGTCGCTGGATGTCGCCCGAGACATTTCACGAACGCCGCTAAACGCGTTTTCAGTGAAATATCTCGAACGAAACCCAACAAACCCATCGTCATACTGGGTGATATCAGCGAAATATCCAAATCTCTTAATCAGAGAACGTAGAGAAGTAAAATATTCGCCAGTTGTCCCAGCTGACACATCGCGCATAGTGTGTGAGGGGATTAACAAATTTTCGTCTTTTGGAATGAAGACTGCACCAATATCTGATTGTGCATACCTGGCTTGGAAGCCAGGCGCCAGTTGTAAAACTGGACGTGAAATTTGATAATCCTCTCCACCGCTATGCGCAACCATGAAGGTCAAGCCAGTGTCCGTGGTAGGTGGAGTAGAGAGATCTACAAGAGAATAGATACCGATACAACCGGTAGAGGTTTCCAGAGTTGAGGCATCTGGACCAAGCCCGCTTCCGTCGCGCTTATACGTTTCTCGCCATGGGGTGTTGGAAATAAAGGGTACAGAAACCCTGAAATCAACCCTTCCTAGCTCATCTTGTCGATCTTTTAAATTGCAGATTACATTATAGTTAGTGTTTAGTAAGCTGCCAAGAGTAGCAGGAACGTCAGCCATAGTAGTTTCAGGAAAATAGACTATAGCAAAACGTCCCTGGTGGAATGTTGTCTTAATTACTTTAATATCGTAATTAATGGTACCTCTCCACAAAGTACCAAACATACTAGCGTATGCAAAAGAACCTAGATATAAGGTCTTGAGGTCTAAAGCTAGACCATACTGATAAGATGAAAATGGTGAGACTTCCCACTTGGTAAGTAGCTTGCGGCCGGAAAAATCCGACGCACTCACTAACTTACGATGAAAATAGTTGGGTCGTCCAAGGATGTATGAAAGTGCCATTTCATCTTTCCATTCAGGGATGAAAGATGTTCCGTCAATACCATTGTCCTGCAGTAAAGCAAGAGTAGTACTGTCATCGACGCCTTCAGTATGAATCAGGCTTGAGTTGGGTTTTACAATCATGCGTTGAGCAGGATTGACAGAAATTGGCTTGGATAAACCAATGGCTGCCAACCCTCGAGCAGCGAGTCGTGAGACCCAGGCAACAGTCGAAGCAACCTGTCCAATCACTGGCACTCCAGAAAGCGCGTCGGCAACGAGGGAGACTCCCCGAGCCCCTGTAGAAAGGGGTCCAGATTTAGTCTCTCCCGAATCCGGCGCACTCCTAGGAGTTAACAGTGCTTGGGCATGTCGCCGCGGCTCTCGCCTCCTTACTTTATATCCAGCCAGCTCCAATCGTTCAATGTCGTGTTCAAAAGTTGAAATAGAATTTTGAGTAGGTACATAGAATTGTGGATTTACGAATCGCGCGTAGACAGTATATTTACATGCTACGGGCAGTTCGGCACCACGAAGTTGGGAAAATACGTACAAATAAACAGTTCCGAATTGGTTGTTTTCATTTGATAAATCAAATAAGTCGTAGATATTTGCGTAAGGACAAATTAATTTAAGTGAATTGCCTTCCTCAAGGGATAAAACCTTGTTTGGACACGATGTTTGAGACGCGAGAAAACGCGTTCCTTTTCGTCGAAAGTCACCTACCTTAGGAAGATAGGGATTATACACGAGCATCAGCGCACCTTGTAAGAATGGTTGTGCGTTAACTTTCACTTCAATCTCAATATCCGCCTTAAGATATTGATAATTTTTGAGCTTGTCGGCAACAATAGCCGATGAACTAAGAATCTGCTGCGGAAAATTAAATGCTTGCAAGTAATTAATCGTATCAGCGTCATAAGATCCACCGG